TTGTTTAGTGTTAGCCATTGAACGTGCTAATGCTTTAGTGTAACGAGCAGATAAAGTGTCGTAGAGGTTATCTTCAACAGCTTCTTCTGTTAGTGAGAAACCTAAAGCAATGGTTTCGTGGTTATACCTAGCTGTCCAAGCTTCTTGTGCATTGTCATAAGCGATGGCAGAACCTTCGCCTTTAACAGGTGCATTACCGAAACCGGATAGTTTTGTTTCTTCTTCAAAGCTACGTTCTGATGTTTCAGATTCGTAGATTTCTTTGTGCTCTTCGCCATAACGCTGATATTCCATTCCGAATAAAGCATTAAGGCCAGGAAGCAACTCTTTTAATAACTGAGCTCTTGAAATTGCCATGATTTATTCTCCTTAAATACCAGTAGAGTTGTTATATGAATGTTGAGTACCGTTAAATTTTACTAATACTTCAGTGTAAGCATCGCCTACCTGATTATCAGGATCATTTACGAAATCAACAATACGGAATGCAGCTGCAGTTTGAACCACTGTAGCATCTAATGCAACGTTAGAATTACCGTTTACAGTAGAACCAGTCGAAGTAGACTGTACATTTGCCAAAGGTGCGTTTGCGCCTAGGCCTGCTTGAGCGATAGTACCATCAGCTTGTGCTTTAAACACAACGTCTGGATCATCGATCACATAAGCTACAGCGTCAGAAGCTACTGTACCTGATGGCCAATATTGAGCAAACAATTTTTGTTTTGTATTTGGGTCTGTGTGTGAGCATCCAACGAATATGCCGACTGTACCTGCCGGGAACGGTGAAGCTGCTGAACCAATAGTGGTCACCAACTCAACTGTACCTGCTGCTACAATAGAAACGACACTTCCGTTAAATATATTAGTTCCATAACCAGACGCAATTGGTAATAGGCGTGTAGAACCCGCATATGGGGTACCGCCTATATGATTTACGGCTCTTAGTCCGTAAGGTGCGGCTGTTGTTGCCATGATGTTATCTCCTAATTAAAGAATTATTTGTTACCTTTTCCAAAAGAAGCAGTTGATTTTTTATCTGAAAACAAAGGCATACGAGGGTCATTTTGTCTCATCAAGTTGTTATCTACAGCTTGTTCTTGAGCTTTCGCCTTATCCCTATAGTATTCATTTCTTTGGTCAACCATTTCTTGTGGCATTTTACAAAGTAGTAAACCCCCTATTTCGATCGAGTCTCCGAACGATGAGTTTGGATTTACTGGTAAATTTACTTCTGGGTGATCTGAATGTTTCACAGGTTCCCAGCCTTCACGCATCCGCGAGGACACATTTAGATTGTCCGCTTCGTTAGCTAATGACACCCTAACCCATCGATACGCCCATCCAGGTTCTTGTTTGATTTCTGGTAGGAGTGATGGTGGTTTCCATTCTCTAGTTTCTTTTCTAGCTTCTATATCTCTATCTTTGCGGTTATCCATTTGCGTTCTCCGTTTTAATTAATTCGCGTGCATATTGTTCCGGGGTTAACTTAAACTTTTTAGCTAAAGCCAACTGTGTCTTTGTAAGACGTACTTTTTTAGGCGCGGTACTACGCGTAGCCGGAGCAACGACAGTTGAGGGTTTGCGTTGAGGTTTTTCTTCCTCAATCGATTCAGTATCATCCCCAAAATATTCTGGGAAGCGTTTTTGCATCGTAGTGTCAATACGACGGTAATAATCATCAGATGTAGGATCTATGCCTTGTCTAACAAGTTTTTCGTGCACGCCCAAAGCTAAACTTGTCATTTCCTCATCCGTTCCAAACCAATCATTTTTTTCTTGCCAAGCTTGTGCTTTCGTATCTGGCTTTGGAAAATTGGGCTGTATTTGTCTTTGAGCTAACTCTACATTATTTTCCTCTTCTTGTAAAGTATATTGTGGTTTTAAGTTTGCTGCTTGAGATAGCTTAAATTGAGCGTCGTTCATTTTTGATTGAGCTTCAATAATTTTATCTGTTTCCCCAGAATCGTAAGCTTCACGATATTCTTTTTTGGCAACCGATAAATCGCTTTCATATTTTTCTTTTAGTGTTTTAAGATAATCTTCTTCTCCCGTGGAAAGCGTTTTTTTAAGCTTCTTGTTTTCATCAATAATACTTTGAGCAATTCTTAAAGCTTCTGAACGTTCTCTATCGATAGATTCTTTAGCGCGTCTTTCATCGTGCCACGCTTTTTTAAGTTGAGCCATACGTTCTTTAACTCTTGCTGAATAATCTTCAAGAGTATCTTTGTCCAACTCATCTTTGATTTCTTCTGGTAAAGGCTCTCGATTTCGGTCTTCAGGAGGAGTATCGTCCTCAATTTCAATATCAAGATCTAGTTCTTCTTGTTTAGGCTTGGTTTCTTTCTTAGGTTTTTCTTCAATTTCAACCTCGCCTTTTTCTGTTTCGTTTTCTTGAAGCTCTACCTCTTGACTTTCGTCATCATCCTTGAGCTCATCAGGCACTTCATTTATAATCTCTGCCATGCTTTTCTCCTTATGCGCGTTCGTAGCCACGTGGGTCATCGACCACTGCTTCTACGGTATCGTCGTTAATAATGCGAAACTCTTTACCATGAATTTTGATTCGAGTTCCAGAATATGCTCTAGTAATAACGAAGTCTCCTTCTTTACACCAGGGGCCTGTTGGGAATCTGTCTTCGTCTTTATAAGCCATATCACCCAATTTAATTACAAACAAAACAACAGTTGAATGTTCTTCTATGTTTTTAGTTTTGTCTGATTTAAGTATTCCACTTTGGTACTTTTCATCTACGACAGGAACCGCACATAAAATGCGATAGCCTTTGACTTCAGGTAATTGAGTGGGTTTTTGTTCTTCTGCAGGAGCTTCCTCCTTTTTACTGCTGATTGGTTTGCCATCAAGCGTGACAATATCTTTTTTAAGTGTTGCGATTTCACTCATCGTCCCCGTCCTCCATTTGATTTCTTGCTAAAGTCGCAATTAGCCCTTGAGCAACATGGAAACCTTGGATAACACCACAAGCGTGTTGGTAATGTGCAAAATCCTTAGCCCTTCCTATACATAAATCTTCTTTCATGCGTTCTTCTTCCTCACCCAATTGTTGGGCAAGTACTTTTAACGATTCATCCATCTAAGTTCCTTTCGTTTATTGTTGCGGCTTTTGCCGAGTTTTTGCTGCTACTGCTTGTGCTCCAAGTTTTGTTCCTTCTATAAACTCTTTAGCGTCAAGTTCTTTTTGCTGATTGACTGCTTCAGCACCAATTTTAGCTCCTGCAATTCTTTCCTGAGAATCCATTTTAAGTTTTTCAAGTTCGAGTTTAGCTTGTTCCAATGCAGTGTCTGCTTGCATTTTTTGAGCTTTTGCTTGAGCTTCCATTTGTCTAATTTGTAATTCTTGTTGTTGCATTTGAATAAGTGGGTCTTCCAGTTTTTGTTGTGTCTGTTGATTCTGCATCTCCGCCATATTCTTAGCCATGAGTTGTTTTGCAGCTCGGGCAGCAAGTCGTGATACGTCGACTTCAATGTCTTCTGGAAGTTTTTCGTCTGGCGCTGGAAGTGGTACACCCAGCTGTTCTTCTATTTGACGTCGATATTCAAACGCTAAATGCTCTGCGATATGTGCTTCGATAGCTGCTCCAATAACAGGAGCTTTTGGACTTTGCCCTACTAGCTGTGCAAGTTTAGGATCATCTTTGAAAGTCATGTGTGTTGTAATGTGTGCTTCATGATCTTGATAGATGAATGCTTTGACTGGTTTACCGTTAATTAAATTCATGTTTTCAGAAACAGGATCAGTAGGTTTAACATCTTCTTTGTTAGGTATAAGCTTGTTGATGTTTTTCACGCCCAATACTTCTAGCATTTGACGGTTAAGCTCAGGTAAGTCATAAATATCAGGATTAGCTTGCGCTAATTGCATAACTGCTTGATATTGAACAACTTTTTGAGACATAGTTGCAGCATTAGGATCAGACACAGGAATAACTTCCACTAAATCGTAGTCTTCACGTTTAGCGTCTCTTGTCCCGGTAGATGGATCATATGAATAGTCTGCAGGCGTATAGTCTTTTATAATGTTTTTAAGCAATTTAAATTCTTGCTTCATTGCATAGTGAATGCGACTTTGTACTGCAGACATAACTTTTAATGTACGCTCTAAGATAGCCAGTGTTGTACCGACGGGTGCTTGAGCAGACATGTCTGAAACTTTTAAATCAGCTGCTGAAGCAAAACGTCTGCCTTCTTCAATAATCTGATTCATTAACATATTAAGAACTTGTGAAGGCTCTTTATAAGGTAGGGGTAAAATATTATCTCGAATACTTCCTGAAGGCACATCAACATCTCGGAACTCTGCAGGTGAAATTGGTGTATCATCACCTTTAATTCTTAAACCTCGGGTTTTAAATCCACCTGGAAGATTAGATAATGTCCCTGCGTCAACTAGCTGCCTTAATATCATGGTGCCTGATTTTGCAAATGCACCAATCAAATGGATCAAACCAAAACAATAAAAACCAAATCCTGGCACATAACCATAATGCACAAAATGCTGGCGTTTACGTTTAGTATCGTCGTCTTGATTCCAATTACGGCGAATAGCTAATATTGTATTAGTAGAACGTTCAATAGTAATAACATAAGGACGCGCAATGCCGGTTGGATCACCTTCTTTATCGGTATCTTCATAGCCTTCTAAGTCAAGATCAACATGCATTTCAAGGATTTTGAAACGGTTATCTGTTGTTGCATCAAAGCCCATTTTCTCAGCAATTTTTTTCTCAACTTCTTCAAGTTCATGACTAGGTTCACCTAAATCTACATCTCGATAAAACCCAGCAACTTGAAGTTTGCGTAATTCATTGGCTGTTTTACGCATGACATGAGTAACTCTTTCTGCGGTTTCTAAACTAGACGCTCCGTATGGCACTACGATGTCTTCGGCGGGAACAAAAAGAGCTACCTGTCGTTCGAGGTTAGGATCATAATAAACTTTTTTAAATGCGTTACCAGCTAAACCCAAACCCCATAACATTCTTTCATGTTCAGGTCTGTATTCAACCATTTTCTCAGTAAGCTGGAAGTTCATGTTTTCTTGTACACGAGCTGCAGCTTCAACTGTTTCTTTTGTTTCTTTACCAATAATTTGAGTTTTGACTGGGCCTGCGGCAGGAAATGTTTCAGTCATGGTTTCTGCTTGGAATTTAACAAGCGATTCTGTCATAAGCGGATGGAATACGTTACACGCACCTTCCCACGGCTCTGACCTATCTTCAAGTTTAAGACCCAAAAGTTCTAGACCTTCAACATAAGTATCTAGCCAATCTTTACGGGCAGATAAGTCCCCTTCATATCCTTCCATCAAATCACTAGCAAGTTGTGCTAAGTCAGCGTCGTCTAGTTCTTCAGCTAAATTAGTATTAAACTCATCATCCTCCATACGGTCAGGATCAATTTCTATCTCCATACCTCCAGCGCGAATAGTGACTTCTTCCGGATCTTCTATTTCAATTTCTAAATCGGGTTCGTCTGCTGCCAGCTCTTCCATCCCCATGGGAGCTTCATACATTCCTTTATCTACATCATTCATACGTGCCATAATTTTTCCTTATATTGCATAAAGTCTTTTTTGACTCATACCCTTAAAATATTTAATATCTTCTTCTTCATCTGATGGTAACCTAATGAAGCCGCCTTGTCTAAATCTCATTAGTGCGAGTGTGGTTGAATCGACCAAATCGTCATTTGCACCGGATGGGAAGTCATTACACTCTTCGATAACTTCATGAGCCCATCGATGGTCAGGTGCCCACACAATACCTGAACTAAATAAATCAGAAACTGCATTAACCCGACTGATTTTATCCTGACCTTTGCCAGGAGTAAATTCTCCAACAGGAATACCCATTCGTCTGAACTCTTGATAAAGTGCAGCCCCATTAGATTTTTTCTCTACAATAAATGCGTCAGGTTCCCAATTTCTATATTCTTCAATACAAAGTTGTTTTAATTCAGGAAATTCTAAACGCTGCTTTACTGCATTAAGTAGTATTATATTATAATTATTCGTTTCTTCATTAAAAAACACACCCCAAGTTAATAATGCGTTATAATCAGCTCTTGTATTCGCTTCTTGTGCGGCATCGAGTGACATAATAATAAACTCACAAGTCGGCGGTTCTTCTTCTTCCCATATATTCCACCATTCTCTTTTTATTAAAGCGCCTTCTTCAGAGACAGGGTTCTGCATATACTGAGCGTTCCAGTAGCGTATGTCAATCGCTGCGCGTCGAGATTGTAATTCTTTTATATCCCAAAACTCAGGCCATAATGATATTTCTTCTCCATCTTTCTCTAAAATCGCTGGAAATTCAACAACTTCCCAGTCATCTACGTCTTCATTTTTTACCATTTGATTAACAATTTGACCAGTTAAATCAAGTTTAGACCACCGAGTCATCACAACTATAATCGCTCCGCCCGGCATAAGTCGTTGTAAAGGACCAGATTGGAACCACTCCCAAGCTGGTAGAAACACGTCTGCTTTTCCGAGTTTGGCATCTTGCTCTGAATGGGGGTCATCAATAATAAACAAGTCAGCACCACGACCGGCGAGAGCGCCACCGACACCAATAGCAAAGTATTCCCCATTATAGTTTGTACCCCAGCGAGAAGCAGATTTACTATCGGCTTGCAGCTCAACTTTAGGGAAAATATCTTTGTACGCGTCGGAGCCCACCAAGTTTCTAACACGTCGACCAAAATTAACAGCCAAGTCAGCAGTGTGTGAAGCCATAATAACTTTTTTTGCTGGGTGTTTGCCCAAAAACCAAGCAGGAGCGAGGTAAGAGATAAGCTCCGACTTCCCGTGTCGCGGAGCAATATTAACAATAACTCTTTTTCTTTTGCCTTCTGCAATTTCTTCAAATAATTTAGCCAATTTCGCATGGTGTGCCCCTACTTTATAGTCAGGATAGACATGTTTAATAAATTCAAGGAAAGTTTTACCCCCTGCTTCCTTAACAAGCTCTGCTTTGTACTTAGTTAATAGGTCTAAGTTGCGCCGACGCTCACTTTCAGACATCGTCGGTAACGCTTTTTCTAAAATAGCAAGGTCTTTGTAACTAATCATTGTCTTCCTCTTCAACAATCTCGTGTTCTCCCTCAATGACCTTACCTTTTAGCTCATCGATGGTCTTTTTCAGCTCTTCTTCTAGCTCTTTACCACTCTTTGTTATATGAGTAACCTCAGTTTTTCTCTTGAACGCATCAACACCGTCAATTTCTCCTATCTTAGACCAGGCAGAAATGCGGTCTTTCGGGTTAGTTGCCGTAGCCGCCTCTTGTAACAGCCCGTTAAGCACAGATAACTTAATATCCGCAAGGTCTTTGGCAACCATATGGCTTGTTTGTGATACTAATCCAGCAAGATAAGCTATTGTTTCATTAGGATAATTACCATATTCTATTTTTAAGTTAGGATTCTCCATAATTTCTCGTGCAATTTCCTCAGCATCTTCAATTTCTTCTGTTGAAGGTTCTAATGTATTCCCTTCTAAGTCACTGAGTTTTTTAATAGTATGGGTTCGTATAGTCAACTCCTCAGCGGCGGTCATTTTTGGTGTAGTGTGTGAATTTTTGCTAGGCATGGGGACATCTTCATCAATTTGCGGCATGACGAAAACGGTATCAGGAGGAGTCATTGCCTCTTGAAATAGGGTTTGATCTTGTTTGTTGTCTGACATGTGTCGCTGATTACACCTTGTGATTAAAATTTGTGCAGCTATTGCGACAAAGTATAACCGAATCTTATTTAAGAAACAAGGTTTACGCAGTGTATTGACAGAAGACTAGCAATAATTAAGAGTTCAAATAAATTCATAGGCGTATTTTAATTAGTTTTTTAAGGCCCTGTGGTAGTGAGAATCATTCTCACCTAGACTAGCTTATTATTTTTTCTTAAATTTTCTCGTCCTTCTAATACTTGAAGGTTCCACGGCACATGCAAGCCAGATACTGTTTTCCCTTGCAAAGGAATAATGTGATCGACGTGGTGTTCTATCCCGGTAGCTTGAGTTTGTCTTTTAGATATTTCATAATAAACTTGAATGTGTCTAAAATCTACGGGGCGTAGCCACCCTGGAGTTCTATTTAGTTTTGCAGCGCGATGTTTAGCTTTATAAGCATTTATTTTATCTTTGTTTTTACTTCTATATTTAGCCTTACGAATTCGTTGTCTTTCTAATAGTTGCTCATCTGTATATCTTTTTTTATTATTACCAATTCGAGGAAGACGAGGGCCACATAAGGTCTTAGCTATAGCTTTACGTAATAAACTAAACTTTTTCCTTCTTTTATATTTAGCTTCTAGGCGGCACTTTATACAAGCATGATTTTTAACGTAGCGTTCCCCATCATGCCCCCGAGAACATTTTACTCCCATATACTTATTTTTTCCTAAAGCTATTGCATTAGCTCTATTTATGCGGGACTGTTCTATAACTGGGTCTATAACAGCATTTAATCCACCTCGTTTTCTATTACGCTTACAAACTACACATTCCCAATTACCTGTATATCGAATAGATCCGTGACCATATTTACAAGGCGACCCTATATATCTAGTTTCTCCCGCTGCAAGTGCCTCTTTTCTGCTGGTTTTATATTCCATGTGTTTGACTCTATTACATATTTTAGATTTTTGCAACTCCTCCCGTTTTCAAAATTTTTTGCGAAATATTTTTTTGTATTGCCTTTTATTTTGATGGCCGGGGGTAGTTGACATATAGACCCCCTGGGGGTCCCGGTATTTGGATTTTGTTCTGATCATTTATACAAGTTCAAATGTATAAGGATTTGATCGGAGTCTCAACTGAGATTTGGGGCGTCGGGGGGTAGTGGATAAGTAAAGTATGGTATACTGAATCTACAGTCGCAGTTTTGGGCTGTCGTTATAACTACGAGGGAAAACATTATG